TTACCAACTCAATATTGGGTTCAAAGGTTTATAGATAAAGTTACAATGACTTTATATTTAACTCCTGGTGCAGCTCAGGATGGTAACTACATTAATTTTTATTACACAAAAAGAATAGATGATGTTGGTGCTTATACTAATGCAACAGATGTACCTTACAGGTTTATACCTTGTATGATTACAGGATTAGCATTTTATTTATCTCAAAAATATGCACCTCAAAGAACTCAAGAATTAAAGATGTTATATGAAGATGAATTATTAAGAGCAGAAGATGAAGATGGTTCTTCTAATTCAACATACATAGCACCTAAAATATATTACCCGGGTCTAAGTTAATGACTAGTTTTTCTCAAGGAAAGTTCGCTCTTGCAATATCAGATCGTTCTGGAATGGCTTTTCCATACAATGAAATGGTTAAAGAATGGAATGGAGCATTGGTCCATATATCTGAGTATGAACCCAAACAACCACAATTACAACCAAAACCAACTAATGCAGATCCACAAGCTTTACAACGTGCAAGACCTGCAAGAACAGAATTTCCAACAGAAGATTTTTTACCACAAGACCCTATTACAACTACAGCTGCAGATGCAACAGTTTCTGTTTCTTTTCCAAATGGTGCAATGCAAGCAAATGATTTTGTTAGACTAAGAGATATTAAATCTCCAGTAGGTGGTGTTGCAATAACTACTTTACAATTATCTACAACTTTAAATGGTGCAATTACAGCTTCAGCTACTACAATTACTTTAGCTGATGCATCAGCATTTCCAACATCAGGTTTTGTTGTAATAGAAAAAGTAAATAGCACAACAGGATTTTATGAAAATGAAGTTATTGAGTACACTGGAAAATCTTCAAACGATTTAACTGGATGCACGAGAGGAACAAGTGCTCCCTACAGAGGGGTTAGTCCTGTAAATACAACAGCAAGCTCACATGCAACTGGAGCAAAAATTTTTGGAGCTTATAAAATATCTTTTCTTGAAGAAACAGAAGAACTCGCTGGATATAATGATAGCAGTGGTAATCCTGCTCTTACAACAACCCAGGTAGGATTTGGTTTTGAACTTGTTAGTAATGCTAGTAGTACAGAAACAGGAGGCGGTTTACAGTGTACAGTTGGACCGATTAATGATAGAGGTTAATTATGTCAGGAGTTAAAAAATACGATTACAGCACATTAACTGCAGCAATAAGAAGCTATAGTGAAGTAGATAGTGATGTTTTTACACAAGCAGTCATTGATGAATTTATAATGGCAGCTGAATTTAGAATCTATCAAGAGCTTCCTATGGACTCTGCTAGGTTTGTTCAAGAAGGTACATTAGCTGCTGATGATAATACAATTAATGCACCAGCTGGTGCTTTGTTTATAAGAGGTATAGAAGTATTTAATTCTACTTCAGCTACTACAGGTAACGGAAGTTGGTTAGAGAAAAAAGATCAAACATATTTATCAGAATATACAGATAGATTAACAGGGCCTGAAGGTGATCGAACATCCCAAGATGTAACAGGTTTTCCTAAATATTATGCAATGTTTGGTGGTGCTGATAATACTACAGACACTTCATCAGGAGGTATGTATTTCGCTCCTACACCTGACGCTAATTACAAATTTAGAGTTTATTATAATAAAATGCCTAATGGTCTTGGGTCTGGAACTGGTTTTAATAACAATACTTATTTAAGTACATATTTCCCACAAGGTCTATTATATGCATGTCTAGTAGAGGCATATGCTTTTTTAAAAGGTCCAACAGATATGTTGACATACTATGAAAATAGATATAAAAATGCAATACAACAGTTTGCAGGAATGCAGCTTGGAAGACGAAGAAGAGACGATTACACTGACGGCACTGTTAGAATACAAGTTAAATCTCCGTCTCCGTAAATTGAGGAGAAAAAATTATGGCAATATCATCGGCAGTATGTAACAGCTTTAAACAAGAGATTTTAGTTGGTACACACAATTTTACAGCATCATCTGGAAATAGTTTTAAATTAGCTTTGTATACAAGTTCAGCATCTTTAGGTGCAAGCACTACAGCTTATTCAGCTACAAATGAAATTTCTAACTCATCAGGTTCAGCTTATACTGCAGGTGGAAAAGTAATTACAAGTGTTACTCCTGTTTTAGATGGTTCAACAGCAGTTTGTGATTTTGCAGACGTAAGTTTTACTTCTGCTTCTTTTACAGCAAACGGATGTTTAATATATAATGATACACAATCAGACAAAGCTGTTTGTGTAGTAGCATTCGGTGGAGACAAAACTGTATCTAGCGGAACTTTTACAATTCAATTTCCTGCAGCAGCAGCATCAACAGCTATTGTAAGAATAGCATAAGGAGAAAATCCTTATGTCTATAGCTCAGACATTTACAGTAACAGTAGTTAGCACTGATTCCGGAAATAAATACGTTATTGATGGGGTACAACAAGACACCGTAATGATCGGTGCAGGTCTTACTTATAAGTTTGATCAATCAGATAGTTCTAATTCTACTCACCCTTTAAGATTTGCAACTTCCGAAGATGCAGGAGGTGGTTCTCAATATACCACAGGCGTTACAGCTGTTGGAACTCCAGGATCATCTGGAGCTTACACAGAAATTTCAGTTCAAAGCGGTGCACCTTCAACATTGTATTATTATTGTACAAACCATGGCGGTATGGGTGGTCAAGCAAATACAGATGGTTGGGGCAGATCACACTATGGACAAATGGATTGGGGTGACTCTAACGTTGTGCAAACTGGTTGGGGACGTCTTGGTTGGGGAACTCAACAATGGGGTGAAGCACCGGGTGTAACTCTTTCAGGACAATTAGCAACATCAGCAGTAGGTGAAATTACAGTAACACAAAGACCTGGTTGGGGTACTCTCGATTGGGGTGAAAATGGTTGGGGTACAGTTGAATCAGCAGCAGTTAATTTAACTGCTCCTAGTGCAATGACTTCTAGTGTAGGAGCAATAACTCCTGCAGACGTAGTTGGATTAACTGGCCAAGGATTAACATCTAATGTTGGTGCACCAACAATTATTTTATCACCAATAGTTTCATTAACTGGACAAGCTGCAACTTCTGAAATTGGAACTCCTTCTCCAATAGCTGGAGAAATTGTTGGATTAACTGGTCAAGTTGCAACTTCTGCGGTGGGTGCAATAACTCCAGATAGTTTATCTTTAGGAATAACAGGTGTAGGCGCAACTACCGATGTTGGATCAATCGTTATTGATTCAATAGATTTAATAAATATTACTGGTGTTGGAGCAACTTCTGCTGTAGGATCTTTAACAATAGAAATGGCCTATGAATTAACGGGCCAATCAGCAACTTCTGCTGTTGGAACAATAGTTCCTGCAGATGTTGTAGGACTAACTGGTGTAGAAGCTACGACAGCAGTTGGAAATGTATCTACGTTAGGATATAAAGATATTGACATAACAGGAAATACATCTTATACAGACGTAAACGTGGCTTAAGGAGAAAATATTATGGCTTCAACATATTCAGATCTTGGTATAGAACTAATGGTGACTGGCGAAAATGCCGGTACATGGGGAACAAAAACAAACACAAATTTACAACTTATTGAACAATTACTGGGTGGATTCTTAGAAGTATCCATTGCAGGTGGTGCACAAACTACAGCTTTAGATATTGATGATGGTGCTTTAACAGGTACTGCTCAACAAAGAGTAATAAAATTAACAGGTACTATTACTGGAAACCAAATTGTAACTTTTCCATTACTTACAGAAAATTTTTATGTTATTGAAAACGCAACTTCTGGTGCATACACAGTACAATTAAAAGCAGCATCTGGTTCAGGAGCTACAGTTACTTTTTCAGCTACTGAAAAATCTTACAAATTTATTTTTCTTGATGGTGTTGCAACAAACACTGGAGTTTTTGAAGCATCTTTTGCTACAGCAGGTACAGTAACAGAAACTGGAACACAAACTTTAACAAACAAAACTTTAACCTCTCCTAAAATTGGAACTTCAATTTTAGATGTAAATGGTAATGAATTATTTAAAGTAACTGCAACAGGTTCAGCAGTAAACGAATTAACATATGCAAACGCAGCTACAGGAAACAAACCAACATTTACTGCAACTGGTGATGATACTAATATTGGTGTATCAATCCAACCAAAAGGTTCTGGAACAGTTACTATTGATGCTTTAACTTTTCCAGCAGCAGACGGTTCTGCAGATCAAGTGCTTGCAACAGATGGTAGTGGTACTTTAAGTTTCACTGATATGGGTGGTGGATCTGTAAGTTGGCAAACAGGTGCTATTAAAACAGGAGATTTCACTGCAGCAGCAGGAGAAGGATATTTTGTAAATACAACTTCAGGAACAATCACAGTAACACTTCCTTCAGGCCCTAGTGCAGGTAATATTGTAGCTATCAAAGATTATGCAGGAACTTTTGTTGATAACAATGTTACTGTTGGAAGAAATAGTTCTAACATTGATGGAGTTGCACAAGATGGAAATTTAAATGAAAATAATTTAGCAGTAACATTTATTTATATAGATGGTACTCAAGGATGGAAAGCTATTAACTCAGACGCAGGAACTTATGGTCCTGGTTATATTCAAGCATCAGGTGGAGAAGAACATATTTGTGGTGATTTTAAAATTCATACTTTTAACGGACCTGGTATTTTTAATGTAACAAGAGCAGGAAACCCATCAGGTTCTACTCAAGTAGATTATATGGTAATTGCAGGTGGTGGAAATGGTGGCCCTAATTCACAAGCTGGTGGCGGTGGAGCAGGAGGTTTTAGAGAATCACACTCTACTGCAGTTTCAGGAACATACACAGCAAGTCCATTAGCTACACCAACAGGTGTTACTGTATCAGCACAAGCATATCCAATTTCAATTGGAGCAGGTGCTACAGGTCCAGGATCTCAAAAAACAGGATACAAAGGGACACCTTCTGTAGCTTTAGGAATTACATCAGCAGGTGGTGGCGGTGGTGGAATATCTGGTGGATCGGGTAGTGCTGGAGGATCCGGCGGAGGCGGCGGAGAAAATGGTGGAGGTGGATCAGGAAATTCACCACCGGTTAGTCCACCTCAAGGAAATAGCGGCGGACCATCAGGTCACCCTTCTGGAGCAGGAGGCGGTGGAGCAGGTGCTGCTGGAGGTGCTACTGGAGGTCAAAATGGTGGTAATGGTGGTACAGGTGCAACAACAGAAATTACTGGTGCTCCTCAAACTTTTGCTGGCGGTGGCGGCGGTGGAGGTTATTCTCCAAGTGGATCAGGTGGAAACCCAGGACCTGGCGGTGGTGGTCAAGGTGGAGATTATAATAATGCTGATCAAAGCGGATTTGCTGGTGCAATGAATAGTGGCGGCGGCGGTGGTGGTAACGGTTGGCCTACACCGGGTGCAGGTGGTTTTGGTGGATCTGGAAAAGTAGTAATTAGGTATAAATATAGGTAGGATAAAAATATGGCACATTATGCAAAAATAGGAATGAACGGAAAAG